GAATCCGATGGGCAAGATGCAGGATTCAATGTCGAAGATGCGCGAACCTGCCGAGAAGAAGTCGGAGGGCGAGCAAGAGGGAAAGTCTCCGATGGAGATTCACGATCACGGCGACGGCACGTTCCACACCATCAAGGACGGCAAGCAGGAAGAGCATCCCGATCTGCTGCACATGACAACCCATGTGGCGCATGAGCATGAGCCGGAGTCCGATCACTTCCATGCCAAGCATGACGGCTTCGAGCATGAGTCTCACGGCGTTCACGCCAGCGGCGAGCATGAGGAGACGAAGCAGCATCCTGACGCCGCCGAGCTTGGCGAGAATCTCAAGCAGTTCTTCGGCGAAGAGGCACAGGAGCCGAAGGAAACAGGATCAGAGGAATCAGCGCCTTTGGGCGGCATGTAAAATCAGCAATACAGGAGCCTTACAATGTCACAAACGAAGTTTTCCGGTGAGTTCAACGCTTGGAATTATGCCTATGGCGTCAATCCTGACATCCCGGCATTTGAGGTGATTGCTGGCAACTCTGCGGCTGGCACCTACGCTGTAACGCTGGCACTGGGCGTCGTCTACACCCCCGATGGCAAGCCCGTTTCTCCCGTCGTTGGCATTCCGATCACGATTGGATCGGGCATCAACGCCGAGACGGTCACTCCGACTGGCGTATCGAACCCAACGCCAACGGTGTATGGCACTTGCATCATCACCGCTGTATTTGGCTTTGGGCATGGCGCGGGCGACCTCGTGAAATCCGGCGACTTCGGTTTGCAGGAAGCGGCAACGGCGGCTCTTGCCTACGGCGGCGGCTTGGTTGTTTGCGACCGCAGACTGTGGAACGCGGCTGGCCTCACCACAAACGCCAACTTCACAACCTTTGTGACCGCGTACAAGGGACTGGGCCTGGGCGTGACAATCCTCAACTGGGGCGGAATCAGCGGCGCACTGAGCTACACGGCTGCGAGCGGATCGTCCTACGCCAGCACAACGCTCACGCTCTACTAATGCCGGCACAATCCAAGTCGCAACAAAGGCTGTTCGCAATGGCGGAGCATAACCCAGGCTCGCTCTACAATAAGGATGCGAGTCTGGGGAAACTCTCCCATCAGACGCTTCACGACTTCGCGGCGACGAAGCGCGAGGGATTGCCAGAGCGAAAGAAGGGCAAGATCTACGGGGGCGATTGATGGACTTGAACGATGCCATCAACGCAGTCAACGATCCCGAACTGGAAAAAGGGAACGAAAAGCTGCGGTTTGTGCGCGAGCAGATGGAGACAATGTGGCGTGAGAAGCGCGAGCGGGAGATTTCCTGCCCCTACTGTCTCTCAGTCGTTCCGGTGGGCGCTCCTGTGTGCTGTGGAACGCTACAGAGGGCAGTAAATGCTATTCTTCAAGCGCAGGACGCAGTAGACCGGCTGGACAAGGCGCGGAGGATACAGGAAATTGCCAGACTCAACTAGCCCCGTGCAGGAAGAGGAACAGTACGCCGACGAAGTTGCGCCGGATGATGTTCCGCAGTCTGACGAACCGCCAACCTACGGCAAGAACAACCACGACCTTCCCGACTTGCTCCAAGACGCTTTCGACAGACTGGTAAAGAAGTTTCAGGCGCGAGACGTTTACGACCGGCGTATTGAAGTGCTGATGGATCGCATTCTTCGCTTCTATGATGACGGGGTGCAGCACGTCTACCCGAACTGGGGAACGGGGGTCTATCAGGTTGGGACGGCTGGCGGATACGTCAACGTCGGCAATGGAAAGTCGATTGAATGCCCTGAGTTCATGGGGGCTTACAACATCTTCCGCATTCGCCGCAGGTCGCTCGATGCGGTGTTGACGCAGAACGAACCTGGAATTGACTTCACACCCGATCAGCCTGAATCCGAGGACATTGAAGCTGCGGAGACGGCGGAGGGTTTCAGGCATCTCTTCGACCAGAATAACGACATCAAGAAGATTCAGCAGGACATTGCCCGGATGTTCGAGCTTTCTGGCCGCTGCGTTTCATGGACGAAAACTCTTAAGTCGAAGGCATCGTTTGGCGAGGATGACAACGGTGCGCGGTCGATGGAGACGGCGAAGATTTACGGGACGCTTGAGAGCAAAGTCCCTATCGTCTGCGATGCGTTCATGCCGAATGCGCTCTACTGTTTTTTGTATGACGACCTCGACGCCCTCACCGCAAAAGCGGAGAATGATTGGATTAAGGATGAGATCGCACCCGGCGAAGCGGGGTTGGGCGAGTCCGACTGGGAGCGGTATGCCAGAATCGGGGCGCGGCAAGCGAAGAAATCGTACTACCTGACCGGAACGGCTTTGTCGTATCTGACCACCGAGATGAACTGCTTTCTGCGGCCCGGTGGGTTCACTGACAAGTCGATGGATGAGCCGTACACCGGCGAGATGCCTGACAAGTCGATGTCGGACGGAACGAAGACCATTCAAGAGATGATGGAGATGCTGTACCCCGATGGGGCGCACGTCAAGTACATCGGGAAGACCTATTCGGAGTCGTGGAACGAATGCCCAGACGATGCGCTTGATGTTGGGTTCCCTGTTGAACGGGACGGCATGACTGGCGGCGCGTTGATGGAGCCGGACAAGGTTGTGCAGGATGCGTTCAACGATTATATGAACGCCAAGCGCGAGAACTATGAGAAGGGGTGGAGCTTCACCTATTTCAATGGAGACGAGCAGGACTGGGATGCAATGCAAGACCAGCGTTCTAAGCCTGGAAGTTGCGTTCTCCTGAAATCGACCGATCCAAATACTCCGCTGGAAGACAAGTTCTACCGCGAGCCGCAAGCACTCTCCCCGGCGGGGTTTGATGAGGCGATTGAAGAGTTGCGCGGGCTGAGCCAGGAGCTTGTTGGGGCGTTGCCTGCGTTGGAAGGACAGTCGAAGGCCGATCAGACCGCATCTGGGCAGGCGATGGATCGCTCTCAGGCTATGGGGATGCTTGGCCCTGCTTGGGCAAACATGCAAAAGATGTTCTGCGGAATCTACACAAAGGCCGCATTGCTGGCATCCAAGAATCCCGATCATGGGTCGGAGATTGTTGTGACCTCTGGCGACGGCAAGAATGTAACGCTGAAACTCGAGAAACTGACGAAGGGCAAGTTCCACGCGCATACCAGCGAGTCGAGTTTTCCTGAGTCTACTGCGTCGAAGCGGGCGAACCTGACAACCCTGATTACAATGGCGGCGAAGTCTCCGATTGGTCAGACATTATTCGAGTCGCCTGACAACTGGGAAGAGTTCTTGGAGTTGAACGGCAACCCTGATTTGAAGCTGATTCCGGCGATTGCGTACAAGAAACAGACGCGGGAGTTGGAGATTCTGTTGCGTGAGCCGCCAGTACCGAATCCAGCGGTTGCACAATACAACTTGCAACACGCCGCAGAGACGCTACAGGCCCGCGCTGGCGGGATGCCCGATCTTCCCTATCAGCCTCCGCCGCCGATGATTACCAGCCTCATGCCGGAGATGGACGACTATCACCAATGGGAGTCGGCGAAGTGCCAGGAATATCTATCGAGCGAGGATTGCTGGATTCGTCAGAATGTTGGCGAAGCATCTGCGATTGAGCAAGCGAAACTGGGCGTGCAGAATGTTAGACTGCATAAAGCAGTTCACGATCAGATGATGGCACAACAGCAGCAAGCGGCGGCGGCGGCGCAACAGCAGATGAAGCCGCCGAGTGAGTCGATCAACTTCAAGGACGAATCGCCAGCCGACCGAGCGCAGATGAATGCTCAGGCTGGAATCAAGGATGCAGCACCGGAGGCGCAGCCGGGAGTCGCAAAGGCAGCTGCCGCACCGGGGACACCGGGAACCGCAACAGTTTGAATCCTCTAAAGGGAGAATGAAATGGCAGATGACGCAGTAGTTGACGCGGTAGTTGAAGAAGTAGCAGAGTCGATAGAAGGCGCGGAATCCGTTGAGGGCGCAGAGTCAACCGAGGGCGCGGAATCTGGCGGAGAGAACCTTTCCGGTGCGCCACTATGGAAGGCGATCAAGGATTCCTTCGTTGGCAAGGACGCCAAGACGACTGCGCAGGTGCGTAGGGCGCTCTTCGATGCGTCTGAGATAGGGAAGCGCCACCCCGAAGGCTTGAAGGGCATTGACGCGGTACTGGAGTCTGTGAAGAAGCTCTCTGCGGACTCTGAGACTCCCGATGCAATGCCGGTTGAGCAGGTGATTGAAGAGACGTTACAGGAGAGGACTTTCTGGCGCGACTTCGACACGAAGTTCCAGTCCGGCGACTCCAGTTTGATTGAGCAGATGGCTACGGCGAACCCTGAGAGCTTCCAAGCGCTCATCCCGGCTGCGATCAACAAGTTTGCCGAGGTCAACCCAGACGGATATAGCTCCATCGTCTCGAAAGCGGTCTGCCAGTACCTCGCGGATCAGGATATTCCGCTGCAAATCAAGTTGCTCGACCGGATTATACCGACCGAATCGACCGATCCTGCCGTGCAGCAGTTGATTGAGGGCTACGGAGTCATTAAGAAGGCGTTGGATGGTCTTTCCGCGATGGCCGCAAAGCCTCTTGCCACTCCGAAGGCGAAAGAAGAGGCCGCAAAGCCGGGCGATACCGCATCGCTGGAAGATCGGGAGATGCGCGTCAAGGACATTGAGTGGAACCGCGACGTTGCGGCCACAAGCAACAGTTTGATGGTCACGGAAGCGCAGAAAGTCCTTGGCAAAGGCAAAATAACGCAGGATGAGGTCAATTCCATCAAGTCGAAGGTCAAGGAAGAGATCAATGCGCGGATTTCGGTCAATTCCAACTATCAGCGCGATATCAAGTCGTACCTGAAGGCAAACAACAAGA